CCACCTTGCCCATCAGCGGTGATTGTAGGCACATATAAGCCTATTTCCGAGTACATTGTGTTGGCATCAACATAGTTTGCCTTTTTGCTTCCTATCCTCATAATATTGGGCTTATTCTTGTCCAACGCTGACACGCCTTCCAAGTCTTTTCACAAATACCTGTATCACTATCCAATCCTCTATTTTCGTAATCGTAACTAACTTGGTCTAAAATAGCAATCTTTAAATCGTTCGGAATGGTTGCGTAACCTACCACATAAGTAGCCTTTAGGTTTTGGAATTGTGGTCTTTGTAATTGTGGAAACTTACCACCTACTAAAGTGTAATCAGCAGCAACAATAGTGTCTCCGTTTTGGTCTATTAAAGATGTAAAACTATTCATCGGACCATAAGGAAGCTGGAAATTACCATCCCAATTTGTAAACCATACAACCGCAGTCTTTGCTATCAAACTCAATCCTGTACCTACTTCAACCGCTTCCCTTGCTTGTTTAATCATCAAGGTTATTTGGTTATCATCAACCGAAGTTGTTACCCTACAATACAATTTTGCCTCTGCTAATGTAACAGGCTCAACAACTGTACCTATGTCGGTCAAAGTAAAATCAATGATAAAATTATTATATGACATACATCTTTTTTACAAATTTACAATAAATATAATAAAAAACCCCCTACTAAATGTAAGGGGTCTTTATTATCTATGTTAGATTAAATTAAACGTTACCCAAATCAGCATAGATTGCTGCGGTTGGTTGCATTAAGTTAATATCTTCATAACACTCAATTCTCGCAGTAACCATATTTTGTTGGAAGTTAGATGCGTTCTCATAAGAGAATTCAATAGCTAATCCTTCAACTTCAATACGCTCTACGAAACTGTTATCCATAATTAAAACCTTGTCATCAGTAACCCAAGATGCAGCAATAATAGGAGTTCCCCATATTGTCATACCACCATTTGGATTAACGATAACTGAACCATTACCAGCGTAGTAACCCAAAGTGATTGTTTCTTTCAATAAGCGACCTAATTGTGCAGGGCTTACTAAAGCAACTGAAGATACAAAGTTTGCACTCTTTTGGTTGCCGATGTAATCAACTAATTGCTTTAAGTCAACAGTTTCAGCAGTTGTTGTAGAACCTGTTGCAGCAGCAGATACAGTTGCAAAGAAAGCAGAGTTTTCAGCTTTGAAGAAATCTCTAGTCAACATTCTTGGTAAAGTTGTGCTTAAAAAAGGCAAACTTCTAGCCATTTGTTTTGAGAATGTAGAGAAACCAGCGATGTAATCATTAACCACTTTAACCTCGCTTAATGCGTAGTTGTTCTCACCTTTGTTTGAACCTTCAGTTTGAGCAGCAATGTTGTTAGTTGTTGCAGTCTCTTTGTAGAATACATACAAACCACTTTCGCTTCTTACAGTTGGAACTAAATCACGGAAGTTGATAGCTTGACTAGGTAAAACTGAAGCATTAATAGCATAAGATGCTTGAGCATCTCCTGTTAAACTTGCACCTAAAGTCATTGACTTAACATCTCTTAAATCTAAACGATACTTACCATTTGATTTCATTGATTTTTCCATTTCATCCAATTTGCCATCTAATTTTTCTACGATAGCTTCATCTAAAAACTTTACTTGTTTAGATGCGTTTTTCTTTTGTGCAGCAGCTTGAGCATCAAATTGTTTTTGTGCTTCATCTTTTACTACACGGATTTCAGCGTTTGTTGCTTCCAACTTCGCTTCAATACTAGCTTGAAAACCTTTAAGGTTATCAGCCATTTCGTTAATTACGTTTTCCATTTTTACTTTTTTAGTATTTTATTAAATTCTTTAATTGCCTTCAAGATTTCAGCATCATTGTTTTTGACTTCCTCAATTATCGGCTGGGGTGCTTCTGCGACCGCAGTGATTTCTTTAACGATTTCAATCTCCAATAAATCCGCTTGAATCCTTTTTATTTCAATCTCCATCAACGCAAAGGTTTCATCGGTAAATTTACCGCCTTTAAACGCTTTCAAGAGTTTCTCTAGCCTATTTGCTAATTGTTCTTTCTTTACTTCACTCTTTACTGAAATGGTTGGTGTTTCAGGGTTTGCTGCCCATAATACCGCACTACCTTCATAAAGTTTAAGTTCAGTAATTGTTCTTACTCCATCCTTACCTACGCTTGAATTTATTGTAGTAAATCCAATTGAATGCTGATTGATTAAACCTGCATCGTACATTTTCATTATATCTTCACCTGTTTCGGTCATTACTATTGGAGTAATTGCAATAAGCATATCACCTTCAACGTAAAGTTGTTCAGGCTTACCAATTACCGCTTCCATTTCAGCACAATGGTCAACTAAAGACCAAATCAAGTTTTTACCTGCTGGACCTCTTTCGCTTAAAGTCTTTGTGAATGCTTCAGGAACGATAATATCATTGTCTAAATCTACATTACCTGTCCTTGCCCAAACCGCTTTAACTCTGCGTTGTTCGGTATCTACATCCATTACTTCGTAGCCGATATCTTGTTTTTCAACAATTAAATCTTTTGATGCGTAAGTTTTCATATTTACAAAGTTATATTTTTTTTTATTATTCAAACAAGTCTGCAATCAATCTGCCTATTTGCATTCCTACTGCGTTAGTTAGTATTCCCCAAATCATCCCGACATTGCCTTTTGGTGGGTTATCTTGTAGCTTTAATAACTTTCCGTTTTTATCCCTTTGTGCCTCATATCCTAAAGTACAACGGCAGTTGCAAACATCACCAGCACTTCCACTTGAATCGCACGGATGTAACATTAAGTCAAAACCGCCTTTCTTATTTTGCAGTTTAAATGTTGCATCCATTGGGATTTTAGTGCCATCCATATTTAGGTGGTCAAATTGGTCTCGTGGAATCCTTCTTGTCCTATTGTCTTTTGCTGCAATCCATTCTTTGACAGTTACAAGTCCTGTACTTGTTGCACCAACCATTGAACCGATATTAGCAGCCCTTCCTGTTTCCGTTCTTGCTATAAGTTCCGCTCTATAATCGGTTATTCCTGCGTTTCTTAACAAGGCAATTGATTCAGGTAGTGTTAGGTTTTGCTCGGCTGATTGAATTAGGTATCTTCTAATTTGTTCCTTTGTTGTATCAGTAATATCGGAAGCCAATTGGTCAAGTCCTTGCGTTTGCAGATATTGAAGGATAGTGTAAGCAAACAAATCGGTCTCCGCTGATTTAACCTCCAATGCCTCGTAATGCCCCTTTACTGACCTTTTAACGACCTTACTACTAATTTGAGCCATCTTTACACCCATAGCTAAATGAAGTTTTTGTATGGTCTTTTTAATGGCTTTATCGCTAATTGCATTGTAGTCTAGTGTACGGCAATAGGTATTCACTTGATTTTGCAGTTCTTTCTTGAACTTGGGTGAATATTGTTTTAATGCGTTGGCATATAATTTTCTATAATCTTGCCAAATCATTTTAAGGGTTTTGGTCAGGAATATTCAAAGGTTGGAATTGGTCAATAGTTTGCAATCCTGTTGGGATATAAAGTTTCTCTAATTCTTCGGTAGGGATATAATCAGGCACTTCAATATTCATAATGTCCAACTTTTGTTTAGGGCTAATCCACCACGCTTTATCAAGCCATTCAGTTTGCTCGGATTTATTTGCTTCTAATTCTCCAAATACTGAAAGGTCGTAATCTACATAAAGATTTGTTCCTTTATAACCCCAATCCGTGTGTAATTTCCTATTAAGGTTTTCAGTCAATGCGTTAAGTAATGGGATGGCACAACGAAGCGTTAATGCCTTTTCCCCTTCTCTTTGATTGTTATAGGTCTTTGAATCGCTATCGTTTAAAAGTTGACTAGGTACTCCGTAAATATTACAAAGTGCTTTTAAATCCCATTTTTCCGATTCAATGATATTAAGTTCCACAGGAGAAAGTCCGATTTGTTTCCAATCTACTTTATAACCTGATACTGCTATTGAGTTAAAGTTAGCTGAACCGCCCTTTTGACTTACTGCGGTTTTAAGTGCTTGTGCTTGTGCCTGTCCACTTGTAGGGTCAAAGCGTTCATCGTTCATAAATAAAACTCCAGCAGGTCCACCATTTTGAAATGATGCAACGGCAGCGGTTTTAGCTTCGTTACTTCTAGTTAAATTTTTGGCTGCTGCTCGTAGCGGTGATTGTCCGTACAATTGTCCACCTGTAACTCCCCATTGCGGATTGAAGTATTTATCGTGTAAGATTTCTTTTGTATCAAATGACCACATTTGTCCGTAATATAACTGATACCCAGCCCTTGTTGGGGGGAACACATTGATATTTGCAATGATAGCCATATACTGACTAGGCAAAGCAAATAGTTCAAATGGTTTGCCCTGATTGTTTCCTGCTTCAATAAGTTTGCCATAAATAAAAGAATTACCTGTTATCAATTTAAAACCGCACCATTGTTCAACTAAATCACTCCAGCAATCTTCCTCATTAGGATATTTTAACAACTCGTTTAAGCGTTGGTCTCCTGTGTAAAGTTCGTATGCCTTTTTATGTAAAGTCTCAAGTTCTTTTAAGTTGATGTCTTTTTGTGCAGCTAAAGATTTGTATTTCTTTGCAGCCTTTTCATCTACAACCTTATAAACGTGGAATGGTGCAATTTTAGCTTTGTCAGTAATTAGTTTAATGATTGAATAAACTATATCGTTTGCTACATATCCATCATCAACAAAACTTCTTTGGTCAGCTCCTTGCCAAGTAACTATACCCCTTTCAATTGCTATTTGGGAGTTCATCGGAATTGTTGGAAATAGTGTGTTAATCTTCTTTTTAGTGAAGATGTCAAATAAACCCATATTATTAGAATTTAAACAAAGTTAAAGAAATTTAAGTTAAAATACACTTAC